CCTGCACCATCTGCTGCGCCAGAAGATATGGGTGGGGCGCCAGAGGACATGGGTGGAATGCCAGAAGATATGGACGCAGCGCCAGAAGATATGGGTGGTGAAGAACCAACAGATACACCAGAAGGTGGTGACGGCGGTCCTGAACACATGAAAGAAGTACAGAGATTAAGTGGTAAACTTGGACAAGCAATTAGAGAAATCGAAGATGAAATGGAGAGTGATGACGTAAAATACGTTATTAATATGATTTTGTCTGCTGTTGATATTGAAAAATTATCTGAAGAAGATAAAGAAGCAATAATTGATAGATTTGAGCCAGAAGAAAGTTTTGATGATGCTTATACCCCAGAAGAACCAGAAAGTGGGGAAGATGCTGGTGCGGAACCAAGCGCTGAAGATGAACCAACTGATGAATTAGCTGAAACAATGAAAAAATTGGAAGAGTTAATTAACACTAAGATTGGTGGTAAAAAAACACCAGAAAAAGCTATAGAAAGTGAAATTGATGAGATGTTTTTCTTTGACGACGAAGAATCATCAAATGAAATGCCAGGTGAAGAATCTTCAAGATCTGGTTTCCACGCGTCAAAACAAGTTGAAAGACCATCTAGATTAGCTAAAAGCATGAAAACTGGTATTGGTTGGTTAGATGACAAAGCAAAACATTATAAAGAAGATGATTTCAATTCGGATGATTATGATGAAGAAGATTTTGATGATTATGAAAGTTTTTCAGCAAAGCATGGCGACACATCATTAGATATACGTGATAAAAAATATTTTAATCACTATAAACCAATGAAAATTAAAACATTGAGAAAATATGATCAAACAGATATTACACCAGAATTAGGTGACATAAATGAAGCGATCAACACGACATTAAGCAAATACTTTGAATAAACGATGTATCTACTCTATATTAATGAACTAGGTCAAGATTACAAAGGGCAAAGACAATATGAATTTATCTTTGGCGAAGACCCAAGTGTGTTAGTTGAAGAGTGGTTCATAATTCCATCAGCAGGTAGAGCAATACCTCCAGAAGTAGAATCAATCGATTTGGTTGGTTTATTAAAAAATTCAGATTTAAAACTAGATTTAGTTCAAAATTCTGATTACTTTGGAGTGATTGACGCGGTTGATGGAATTATTGCTTTAGGATGGGAATCATTTGATTTTGAATCGGAAGAAAGACCTGTTAGGGTTTCTTTTCATTTTGGTGAACAAATTGATTCTGTAACTAATAAGCTAGCGTCAAAGGGTTTAAGGTTGATAAACGAAGAAATAAAATACAAATTAAAGTAAAATGAATAGAAAAGATTTAGTTGAAAAACTTATTAACGAAGGATTTAGTGAGAAAACATTAGTTAGTTTTAGTGACAAGAAACTTAAAATGTTATCAGAAAAATTAACAGTTAGCGCTGAAAAATTAAAAGACCCAAAAATTAAATCTGTTATTGATGCTAATCCAGCTATGGATATTGAAGTTAACGAAACTGCTCCATGGTCATATTATTTTGCAGCTGTTAAAAGATTACAAAAAGAATTAGGTAAAGAGCCAACTAAAAGCCAGATTGATGCTGAAATGAAAAAATTAGCAAAACCAGTGGCAAAAAAAGACGATAAAAAATCTGAAATGAATGAGTGGGTTAATTCTTTAGTTGAAAATGGATATCATCCTTTAACAACTAAAGGTGATATGATAGAAACAATAACTAAAAAAATTAACGAATCAGGTAATGCACCTGCAACAAAGCCAGCGCCAAGAGAAGCACCGGTAAAGGACCCTGGAACAAAAGAACCACCTAAAAGAAGAGATGATCCTAGAAGAACACCTTTTAGAAATCCAAATGAAAATCCTAAGGTGAATCCAAATCCAAAAGCAGAAACTGGTAAAGTTGTTCCAATGCCTAACAAAGCAAAAAAGGGACACAATGGAATACCAGAATTTATGACTTATGACGCAATAACTGGAAACAAATTTAAAATGGCTGCGGAGTAATTAAACATATGAAACTAACTAAAAAATCATTACTATTGGCATTAAAAGAAAATCTTACTGAAATGCCAATGACATTTGACACAGACGATAGACCGGCCGACGACGTTACTCGTGACCTAGCTAATCGTGAAACAAATCTTAAGAAAGTCCCTTTACCTAAAGATGTTGAAGCACCAAACTCGAATTTTGAGGAGATGTTAGCATCTGCTAGATATAAACAAATAGTCGCAAATCTTAGTAGATATGCGGGGATTAATGCTGGAACGGGTGAACGTAATCTTCATCGAATTATGGGTTTGATGACACAAACTCAAGCGCAAATAGCACAAATTGAGAGTACACATAAACCAGAATTAGAAAGATTGGCGGTAGAACTAGCAATGGGTCAATTAGGCGTTATTGAAGGTGATATTGAATATGACGCTAAAATAACATCTGGAATGAGTGGTGTTGACCCTGAGGGTTTTAAAAAGACACCAAGCAATGAACCAAACATTGAAGAAGTTGAAATTGAAACTGAATTATTTGATGAATTATCACATTTAAATTTAGAAAGAGCGAAAAGAAGATTAATCAACGCAATGATGCAAGGTGCTTCTGAAAGAGGTCATTACATGTATCATTTGGTTGAGGAAAGAATTAGAGAAATAACTGGATCAGACCGTTTATTATCGTTATACGGGATTGTTATGTCAACTGCTGACACAATGTATTGGCAGATGTCAAATAATACCTTACAAATGCTTACAGGCGGTAGTGATGGTGAACCACAAGCGGGTGGTAAAGAATCTGTTGATTTAAATTCAAACCCACCAAAGGTTACCGCTAGAGCAATAAATTTTCCAATATTAGTTCACGAATTGGTGAAAGGTACAATGGAAGTTGTTGCAGGTCTTTATGGTCAACCTGAAGATGCAGATGCTGCTGAAAAGGTACGTGATTTAGAAGACACTGTGGATAAAGAAATTTGGGATTTAAGATTAGGACCAGCAATATGGGACATTATGCGTTCGCAATTCCCTGAAGATGTTTTAACAGATGAAGATAAAGTTGGGTTACAATTAGTTTTATTTCAACATATTGTTAAAAAACCAGCTAGAGAATTTTTAATTTTTATGAAAGAGGTTATTTCTGGAAGTGAAAATGGTAAAAGGTTAATGAGTCAATTAATGGATGGTATTAATCAAATGGTTAATGACTACGATTACGAAGAAGCTATGTCCGCTTTTGACGAGGATTTAAGTGACACATCTGAAGGTATAGATGATGACGATTTAGATGACTGGTTAGGGTCCATAGGGATCACTAGAAGTGATGACTAAAAATAATAAAAAGGTGGTTATCCACCTTTTTTTGTATTTATACATATGAATAATAAATTAGAACAATTAAAAGAATATGCTAAAATTATTAAAGATGCTCCGTATGCTTTAAAAACATACTTAACAACTTATGATAATACGCAAAAGAAATATGTTCCTCTAGAATTATTTCCTGACCAAATTCAATTAATACAGGATTACGAAACATACAACGAAAACATTACAAGAAAGTATAGACAGGCGGGTGTTACAACAGTAACCGCTGCGTGGATTTCAAAAAAATTACAGACAGCAAAAGAAAGTGAACCTGAAAGAGTTCTTCTTATTGCGAACAAAAGAGACACCGCGGTAGAAATGGCTAATAAAGTTAGACACTTTATTGAGCAATGGCCGGATTGGATAAATGTGGGATTTTCACCCGATAAGAACTCAGAAAGTAGATTTAGATTAAACAATGGTTGTGAGGTTAAGGCGGTAGCTACATCTGCGGATGCGTTACGTGGATATACCCCAACCATACTTGTATTTGATGAGGCAGCATATATTGAAGCAGGTGACGATTTTTGGGCGGCATCTATGGCGTCCCTATCAACAGGTGGTAAGATTATTCTTATCTCCACACCAAATGGTTATGACCCCATCTATTATGGTGTTTATGACCAAGCATTACGTGGAATTAATGATTTCCATATAACGGATTTAAGATGGTTTAAAGACCCGCGTTACACTAGAGACCTATGTTGGGTAAAATGTCCTGATATATGCCATTACATGTTAAATAGGGAGCAATATAACGACGATGAAGTTGTTTTACATGACTTTGATATTGAAAAATATCAAGAACTCGTTGAACAAGGATATAAACCATTTTCATCTTGGTTTGAATCTATGTCTAAGAAATTTAAATATGATAGACGTAAGATTGCGCAGGAATTAGAATGTGACTTCTTAGGTTCAGGAGATGGTGTTATTTCGGGAGATGTTCAAGAGAATATTGCAAAAAATATGATTAAAGTACCTAAAGAAAAATACATGCAAGGTACTTTTTGGATATGGAATGAACCAGTACAAGGTCATAGATATATTATGGGCGTGGACGTTAGTAGAGGTGATAGTGATGACTATTCAGCTATTAGCATTATTGACTTTGATGAAAGGGAACAAGTTGCTGAATATGTTGGTAAAATGCCACCAGATGATTTAGCGGCAGTTGCATATAAATGGGGTATATTATACGAAGCGTTTATAGTTGTCGATATTACTGGTGGTATGGGCGTGGCTACATCAAGAAAATTACAGGAATTAAATTATAAGAGTTTATTCATTGACGGAGTTAACACAATGAATCCATGGGAATATAATAAAAAAGCCATGGAAAAAATACCGGGAATAAACTTCAATAATAAAAGAACCCAGATTGTAGCCGCATTTGAGGAGCAATTAAGGAAAGGTTTTGCTATCAGGTCAAATAGATTATTAAACGAATTAAACACCTTTGTGTATATTAATGGTAGACCAGACCACATGAAGGGCGCTCACGATGATGCTATTATGAGCATGAGTATCGCATTATATGCTGGGGATATATGTTTCACACAACTTAAACGAAATGAACAGCAATCAAAAGCTATGGTTGATTCTTGGATGATTGCGGAAAGAACATATGAAACTGGTAAGAATTTTTATTCATATGGAACATCCCTAGATGCAATCGGTTCAATGCAAATGGATGGTTCACAATATAATAATACACAATCACAACCCGCAAAACAACAATACCAAGAATATGGCTGGTTATTTGGGGCTAATAAAAAGCATTTATAATCTGTCGGTTTTTGTGTACATTAAGAAAGAAAAAGTATTTATATAGATATGGCAGACCAAAATTTAACAATATTTCAAAGATTAACCAAAATCTTTGGCTATCAGGGACAAACACCACAACCGCCATCGTTTAATTTTTCTAAGGAAGAACTCCTTACGACTAGTGACCCGATGGAATATGAGCGTGAAAGATTGAAACTACAACAAAGCCAATATCTTTTTGATAAATGGGCTAAGGTTGATAATTCAATGTACAATCAATCGGTTTATTATGAGCCAAATAGAATAGCCGCATATTATGATTTTGAATCAATGGAATTTACACCAGAGGTATCAGCAGCATTAGACATTTATGCTGAGGAATCAACTACAATGTCTGAAAAAGGATTTATTTTAAACGTTTATTCAGAATCAAAAAGAGTTAAGAACATTTTAATTGATTTGTTTGAAAACAAATTAGATATCAACACAAATTTACAAATGTGGGCTAGAGGTATGTGTAAGTACGGTGATGATTTTGTTTATTTAAAAGTTGA